CAAAAGCTGAAGCAAAAGCTGAAGCTAAAGTAAACAACACAGAGAACAAGAAAGAGGAAACTAAGCCTCAAGTAGATAACGGGCCGAAAGATGCTAAAGTAGAGGATGCAAAGAAAGCTCCTACTACAGCTAAGGAAACTAAGGTTCAGGCGAAGAAGGATGCCCCTAAAAGTCCGGATAAGCCTAAAAAGAAGGAAGAGAAAATTCCTACAATCATTCCTGAAGATGCAACAGGTAAGAACAGCCCTGAA